TGACGTACTGTAGTGTTCACGAGTCGTAGCACCCGTCCGTATCCATGATTTCTTGTTATCAGGGGTCTGTTTCAGGTTGAAACCAGCCTGACGGAAGACATCCAAATATCTTTGACCACTATCAGTATCACCACTTATTTGGAAAAAGAAATCATTGGTTTCAAGTGGTGCTTTAGGATATCCACTATTATCATACGGCAGAGAATTACTTGGAAAGTCTCTGGCTGTTAAAGCAACGGTATTAGGGTTGATTTTACCATCAACAGTATATACGTATTCCGTTATATTAATAAATGGTTCTGGAATTCCAATAAGCAAGAAAATAGATTTTATCGCCTGACGAGTACCTTTTGATTTCCAGAAGTAACTGGTATTCATTAATATGCGTCTCCATAATTCCATATCTACTTCAGCTGGTAATTCGTTTTCGTTAAGGTCTCTTTCGGTGTCGTCAACAGTTAAGAAACTCTCAACCAACTCACCCTCATTTAAAAGATTAAAATAATCCCAACCGAAGGTTCTTGCCATGTTTTGAATTAGTTGGTCAGGTATATTGTTTTTCTTATCGTATGTCACTTTATTGATGTAAACCAATGAATCGATAAATTCTTTCATCTGGTCAAATTCCCTGCCATATAATCTCAGGAGTTTCGTGGTTTTTTTCTCATCGGTGAAATCATAGTTTTTCAGTGATGCTGGGGTTAAAAATCTTGCGATGAGGTCGGTTTTAATCTGGTCGTATTTCGAACCAATAGTCAAGACAATCGTAAGAAAATTTTGATAACTTGGACTATTAATATCGATATTATATTGGTCACTAGTTACCCAAACCACTTCTTTATCGTAATACAATATTTTCCCGTCTTCGAGAAGCGTGGGTTCTTTTAACTTAAATACAAACCCATTACTGCCATTTCTTTTCGAAACGAGGTTACGTTCATATGGGTCGAGAAGTGCTCTGAATTCCTCGAAAACCTCATTATTTGGACGTATATGGAAGTCTTGTTGAGCAGTTGTTCCAGTTCCCAGTGACTCAAACGGATTTCCTTCGACCTGAAGTCTGATGTACTTTATTTTCGGTATTGCTGTACCATCATAATTTGCGGTACTTTTAGCTGTGTTTCCCGTGTATCCAACTACTTTAAACAATTTATTGGGTTCAAGACCAGACCAGACAACATAATCTTCATATGATAAATTAAGATTTTTCAATTCGTTACCATCTGGAATTTCTTCGTTTCCGTTGTTAATAATCAGACCAAATTTGTTTACAGTAGCACCTGTTGAGAGGTAAAATGTTGAGATGTTCTCGACCTGATTATATGATAATCCCGTAAATGTGGTGTTTCCACCAATTTGCTTCTGGGAATCAACGAATAACGAACCCGGGTATCTGGTAATCACATTCTGTATCGACACTCTGAGAAACTCATATGCCGAACCGAATTTAACAAAAGTATTTAAATCGGTTTTATCGAGATTAAGAACTGCATTATTACTATACAAATTCATTATCTCGGATTGCCTGTCTTGGATTCCAAGACTATCTAAATTAACGGGAGTAACAAAAGAACTCAGGGTATTACTATAATCAATCGTGGTTTTATCATCGAAATTAGTTGTGACGAAAAACCTACCAAAAGAAAAAATAGTGTTTGATGGCGTATCGTTGAAATACGAGCCGTTTAAGTTACCATTGAGTTTGGAATTAATTACCTTTACTTTTGCCACTGTCTATGATTTACTATAAATACGATAAAAAGAAAAATCCCAATGAATTATATCGGGATTTCTTAATGAAATAAAATTTGGTGTTACTGAACGTCTTCAATAACGTCATTAAAATTTTGTGTCTCATCGATAATTGTTCGTCTTTCCTTGACTTCATATAGTGGAACGTTGTTGACATCATCTTTAATTTCGTAGATATTGAACTGTCTTGTGATGACTCTATCGCTATTATAATATGTAAGTATTCCGTTGTCAACATCTTTTACCTGTTCACCACCAACTAAATCGGAAAGCGTATCAATTGTATTGGCAACCAAATTAACTTCGATAACCAGTGGAGAGAAAAAAGTGTTCGATATAATTATGGTTTGGTCTGGAACACCAATAAACGGAGTGGCATTGGGTTTGACGTTCGATGAACTACTTGGTGTTAGTTGTAGAAATAAAAGTGTTCCGCTGTCATCGAACCTATAACGTGTTGAGGTCTGACTCGTATTCCCGATATTTTCACTAACAGGAACCACTTTATTTGAACTCACAACATATCTCACAAGATTTCTTGTTTTCAGATTCGTTGTGGTATCAATATACTCAATACGATAACCCTGTAAGGCATTATTTGCTCGAAGTCCTTCGGGAAGTTGATTGGTGTCCAGAACAATTCCTTTGACACTGGGAAGTGATGAAAGCACACTACAATCAATTATTATTGCCGTTAATCTTTTGGGTTTAAGGTATAACGTGTATATTCCGATTTCCGAAAAAACATCAGCGGGGAGACTGATGTTATAAAGACCCTCTAAAATATTATCGCTTCCCACAATTTCCTGTTCTTCAGGCAGATAATTATAACTTAAAATCTCATTGGAATCCAGTTTCTGAATTGGTTCCACCTCTGATTCTCTATTGGGTGCATAATTATAGTAAACATCGATATCATCAATGCTTACATCTGCTGGTCTTATTGTTCCAAATACTCCAATGCTCACTCTATGAAATGTTAAATATTTTTAAATTATTTTTTTTTTATCTCATCCATTGAATAGTCTTTACATATACATTGATTTGACATATTTATGTGTTGTTTATAACATTAAAATATTTACCGCCAGCATATGTCGTCAAATCAACCATTTTTTCAATGTATTCCAGTTTATAATTTTTATCGAAAGCCGATTGCTGGTCTCTGATAATAAATACATCGTTATTGATTTTAGGATTACCGATGATTTTAGATTCATTGGGGTCTTTATAATACGGTACATCGATAAAATCTGGACTACTTGTTCCCTGTGGTGTATAACTAAATGTCGTAACGCCTTCGCTAATATCGTCAACAAATTTTATCCCACCTAGATAATATGTGACATAATCACCTTCAACGGAATTCGGATAATCAACTCCGTCATTACTTGGTGAACCGCTACCAAAATATTGTTGAGTAAAAGACACACCGACTGCGTATTTCTTGAGTTCAATTAATCTGCTGTTATTTGTTGTTCCCCTTGCCATGTCGTGATTATATTATTTGTTCAACGAAAGCATCCATGAATCCCATATCACGAGTATCTTGAGTCAATCCCACCTTAAATTGATACGTGACACCAGTATCGGGAATAATAACATAACAACTGGTCGTGGTTCCAGTACATGCGGTTGTTCCCGTTGTAACGGCTTGTAATATTTCCCTTTTAATTCTTTCCATTAATTACTGACTTTCTTAGCGAAACCTTAATATCTTTTCGAGGATATTTGATTTCAAACATCGAATCAGGTGTTGAATATATTGTATTGTTTTCAATTTTTATTTCACCAGTACTGGTGTTAGATATGGGTTGAGTCACCGTATTTATCGAATATTGGTCACCAACCAAATTAAAGACCTTGAGATTAACTATATTTATAACACCATTGACTTCCAGAATCTGTCTTTCTAGTTTTCCGAGATACACGTCCTCATTCATTTCATGTTCAGCTATATTGAAATAACTTGAAATCTTATTAATTATATTGTTTGCGATTTGATTATCGGCTTGATTTTCAACAAACACATCGACTTCAAATCCCAGATTAAAAATTTGACCGTCTTTAACCTCTATATAGTCATTAACCATGCGGAATTCCGTAAGCCATTCCGTGATGTTTCCCTGAAGCAATGAATTACTAGTGTTATCAAGTTTACCATCAGCACCAATACCTATAATGGGTATAACGATTTTATTATTTAATTTATAGGCATTGGCACGATAAGGTGAACCGTACTCCCCGGGCATTTTATACACCTGTAACAAGTAATCTGTCAATTGAACGCTTCTTTGCTGCGCACTAAAATTGTATTTAACCAGTTGTCTGATTTGTTCCGTAGATAACCCATTATTACCACCAATGGCTGGTATCGGATTATTAACACTGAGACTTCTTCTAACAGCTTGGTTGAATTGCTGACGACTTCCGTTCACCCCCATAGAATACGCACCCATTTGAGTCAGAACATTTGTGCCGATATTTGAACTCGCACCCCCACCTGTCCTGTATTTAACAAATAACGTGTAATTGGCTTTGAGTTTTTCACCAAGTGCCGTGTTATTTAGAAAATTATCGAGAAACTCTCTATTACTTACACCTGCTTTAAGAAAACCGTTTCTAAACGCATTAACATCAGCATCACCAGAACCAAAAGTAAGTTTACAATAACCATTCGGAGTGTATTCCTTAATAAATTTTTTCGTAATATCTATCCATCTGGCAGCTTTAATATTACTTGTATTACTGCTTCCAGATGAGTTTAATTCGTCTTCAATAAAAATACGTTGCTGCGCCAAATAATCGACTTCAAAATAACGGTTATTGATATTCCTGAAGTCGGTTTCCGTTGGGTTATTACTATAATTAGTACCCTCTAATAGAATCACACTATCGATTTCCAGAATATCTGGGTCAGGAAGCGTTATACTGAAAAACGGTATGATGTCGCTGGCAGTGATGACTTTCTTAAATATATTTGTGGCTCCATTTAACACCACTTCTCTCTTGGTTACAACATAATTAATTGGAATACCATTGGAATCCAGTGTCGGGATAATACTTCTATTTGGGTCACCCAAACTACTTGCAGCCGTACTCCAATTCACGTTATTTTGAATCTCAAATGTTTGTCCACCCCCAACAACTTGTGCACCTGCATTTAACACAGGATAATAATTTGAGTCAGGTGCATTTCCCAAAACAGGAATCGTTACACTAAAGTCAACAACAGTAACACTTGGTCTACGAGCAGGTATATTGAATCCCATATTTTTTGCTATGTTCAGAATACTTGACCTTTGTTGGGCATATTCTAATTGGGTTTCTTGAAATGCCCTATCGGTATTCATAGAGAGGTTGTTTGTTACACCAGCATTTAGGTCAATAAGCATTGCACCCACACTGGAATCCGTGAAATCACTAAGTATCTCAGGGTAACTTTGTCTAATTAAAGCAATTAAATCCTCTCTAATTTCTGAGAAAGTTCTGCTTCCGTAGCGAATCACGTTTGTTGTTTCAGTTGCCATTTTTTAAAAATTTAAGTCTAAATTACCTTCTTCCGATAACGAACCCTCTTTATATACGAATTTAACATTTACATTTAATTGATTTTCAGATATTGGTTGACCATTATCATCGTTTAGCCAATTGAAACTCACTGACATTATTTTGATTTCAGGCATGAATAACGCCACGGTTTCTTTAATGTCTTCTTCAACCATTCGTGAAGTGATTTCGTCATTGGGTTCAAAAATGTGTTGAAGTAAGAACGTACCATAATCTGGTTGATAATATCTTTCGTGTTTTTCCGTTAATAATAACAGCAACAAATTAGAAAGATACGCATCTTTAGTCACACGATTCATTTGAATGAATGTATTCGTGGTCACGTCATCTTTAAATGGAAATGTTATGTTATATGAATTCATTACATTAATTTCCTATAAATACTTATAAACAAAAAAATCCCGATAATAACTTATCGGGATTTCGGATTTAATGTAACTATTATGCTTTAACTTTTTTTGTTCTCGCCTTTTCTTCGTCTTCTTTTTCTTTTTTTGCGTCATAAAGACTTTTAATTGATTCGTGTAGTCGCACAATTGATTCGTGTCCATAGTGTTCTAACATACTTCGATGAGTATTAAAATTGGGTTTATCCAGAGAAACCGTGTCACTATCGTTAACAACAACCCCAGCAAGAGCTTCATTCATAACCATTTCTTGCATGTCGAACGGTAATTCATCCAGAATTTCCTCATTAACCACAACAATAAAATTCACCCCATCAGTTAGAACCTCTATAATGTCATTAGCCTTGGTGATTTTATAGATTTCCTTCTGTTTGTCGTTACTGAGAATCTCAAATTGCACCCATTTAGGAATAGTGGTTTTCTCTCTGATTTCTTCGAATAGATTTACGATATCCTCAGACGCTTTTTCGATTTTTGCCATAAATATTTGTTTTAATTAAAATTTGTATTTTGATTTTATTTCTTTGATTTTTAAGTTTAGTTCTTGATACGGTGTGTCATTGAGTTTATCTTTAAGATTTTCTTCCAGACTCTCAATATGACCCAGCATATCACCGAGTGTTAATTTCACCATATCTTCGATTTCAACCAGCATCGCCAGTTGATTATTTGCTGCATCGACTTCTTTTATTTCAGTCTCGTATTCCGAATTTAATTCCGACACCTCGTCCTCAGAAACAGGTTCAACTGGGGTGTCTTCCATTCTTTTTTTCAGTGAGGGTTCCATATTTTTTGCTTTATTTTCAGCAGCTTCACTTACTTCGATAATTTTTTTCGCTGCCTCTGAATTAAATTCTCCACCATCAGCAGCATTCTTTAGGTCTTCTAAAAATTTTGACATAGTATTACGTTTTTCTACCCATCATTTGCATTTCAATTCCATCGAATTTCAGCACTTCATGAGTGTCGTTATAAATTATTCTTTTCACAAAATTATTAACACCAAAAGCAAGAAATTCTCCGTATTCATCACGAATAAAAACTTGTTTAATGTCAACAATTTCTCTAAACACATTTGAATTGTCATCGATTTCAGATGTGTTGAAATGTAATGGAATGAAAAATTCCAGTTGTCGGTGTTCAAACCCAATCTTTTTAACATGTAGAAATTCTGTTAGTTCTTCGATTTTATTTATTGCTTTCTCGTTATCACGAACCACACTTATTGGAAATCTGAATTGTTTGCTTGCTTTATTGATGTCCACGATGTCAATGCCATCCCACTTAAAAATAATCCTATTGATGTATGGTGGGGTTTCTCTGATTTCGATATCACGTAAATGTGTTACTGGATAATCAATAACATCCCCATAATTTTCGGTTATTGGTGAAATATTTATTCCCTTAGTCTTTCGACCAATTGACTCACCAATGTCCTTTAAACCAACTTCCATAGGCGTGTTATTAAAGATGTACATTATATTTAAATCATCGTCCTTAGTACGTCTTTCCTCGAATTCCATAGCTAGAACCTCACCCAATGTCTTACCAGTATGTTTGTGCTTATCATCGAAGAAACCATAGTGTTCGTAACGTCTACCCCATTTGTCTTTCATGCCGTAACTCGTACCATATTTATCGGCAGCAACCGCCATTTGATGTGGGGTTGCTGTTCTTATGAACTTATCGGCTTTCTTAAGGACTTCATAATACTCTTGCACGTACTTTTCATCGGTTTGACCAGCATAGAATTTCTCAAGTAATTGATTTCTATGACGCATTCTCTGAACATGTTTATCACCTTCTTTGAGATTATCGGGGTCGGCTTTAAGTATTTCCTGTTCAGTATTAAATAATGCCACACCTATGGCAATCATCAATGTATGAAGTTTGATGTATAACCAAAGAACTATATTTCTAAAAAGTTTCTTCATTACACGGTTTCCAATGTTTTGGCAATCACTTTTTCATAGAATTCTGCACGTTTTGCCGTGACATTTGCAAGATTATATTCTTCTTTGAAGTCTTCATGTAATTGATTACCGATTTTTTTTCTTAATTCGGCATCCAATATGAGTTGCTTCAAATACTTCTTCCAGTACTTATGTGCGTTTTTCTTACTTGGAATCAACACACAGTTCTCCATGTGGTGACCATGAACATTATATGGGGGGATATCACTACAGACTATCGGAAGTTTACGAGTCCAGCATTCCACTTGCTTCAAATTGGATTTCATTCTATTGAAACCGTTATCGGCAAGTGGTGCGAGAGCTATGTCGGTTTCATCCAATACCTTGGCATACGTATTGGCTTTCTGTGTCCAGCGTCTTCCGAAATTTCCTTCGTTGTCATACTGTATATTTCTCTCGAAATTCATTAGCCAGCTCAAGTAGTCATCATTTTCAATAATCCCATGATTATCAGTAAGTATTTTTTCATACATCAAATATATACTTTCTTCCGATCTGATATCACGTTGTTCCTGATTAAATATGTTATCACGATATTTTTCCTTAATCTCATCGGGAATCTTGGGTATCATATCGACATTACCTCTGTGTTTATTTACCGCCTTAACGACTTCATGTGTCCACAATCCCAGTCTTTCGAGTTCGGTTTTGAATTCCTGATTGAAGGTGTAATCAGTGGTTTTACCCTCGGTATCCCATCCAGCAATAATGATTTTAAATTTATTTCGGGTATCTGGTTGAGACTGTAGATAATTAACGACACCCTCAAGTTGTTGTACGTCAACCATGTGTGATGAACCCGCCATATATGTGATACGAACCAATCCATCTGGGTCTGGTTTCCAATTATTTTGAAATTGTTTCATCCATGTGGGGTCAACGCTGTTATAGAACACACCCACATTATCTTTCCCCGTAACCTTCTTTATTTCCTCGGCAAAAATATCTGATGTGGTGGTTACGTAATCCGCAATCTTCAGGTTCTCTTGAATCGGAACATGCATTTGTTTTCCCTTACTCATATTATAAAACGGGTGGTCTTTATGTAATTGCCAATAGTCATCGATGTCAACGATTAACGTGGTTCCAGCTTTTTTTAGTTCTTCTGCGAGTCTCAGCATTTGTTGGGTGTCACCAAGAAACTGCCTGTGATAATGTATGATATGAAATGTCTTGAGATAGTCTACAAAACTGGGGTCATTAAAATCGATTTGTGGATTTATTTCCACATAAAACCTATCACCATGATTTCTTTCAAGTTCCATTGCAGGAGTCTGTGTTCTGAAATAATTAACTCCTGCTCCATCAAGGTTATAAAATAAAATTCTTATTTTTCCGTCCATATTAATATTATAAATTTTTATAAAATAATGCTATATATCTGCTTATACGGAAATCATCACGGAATCTTGAATTCTTTCACATAAAAAAACCAACAAATTTGTTGGTTTTTCAATTATTGCTTGATGTTATGCTTAACTACCGAATTCTTCTTTCTTTGAATCGGTTTTAGAACTCGTTGAACTTGATTTACTATAAGTCTTTTTCTTTGTTGTACTTGATTTACTGGTACTCGATTTTTTTAGTGTATCGGATTCGCTGTTACCTGATTTCGTAGTCAAACTCTTTGGTTTTTCAATTTTAGTTTTTTTTACCGTTTTCTTTTCAGGTGGGTTTATTTTTTTAATATCAGCAACACTTGCTTCAGTAATATTTATTAAACCTTTGATTCTTAATCTGTGTATTGCTAATGGTAGTGTTGCTACAGTTAGAAATAGATTTTCACCTGTTTTAACTTCGGCAACTTTCTTTTTTCGGTCATCAATATATTCAATCTTCACAGGTGTTTTGAAGTGAACATCACGTTTATGTAGTTGATTCGTTATATTAGTTATTTTGTATGTATTCATATCTACTTATTTTAATCCCTTTAACATTAAGTTGTTATATTATTTTCTTTTTCATATAAAAAGTTTGTTTTTATCAAAAGTTTAACTTATTTCATACATATTATTATTTTTTATTAGTTTTTCGTAGATTTTTATGAACAGTTGGATAACCCATTATTTTAATCCTTGAACAATCACATTATTATACAAAATTCCATCATAACCCATTCTCATCGCTTTCTCAGCAACGGCTTTATTTTTTATGTTTATCGCTGGAACATCCTGTTCCGAACCTATTTTTTCAAAATTAATATTGGGAAACCAGATTTTTGCCAGAATATCTACTGGTTCTTGACCATCTTTATATGTTACTCCAAGTGAACCCATATCTAAGAGATTATCGAATTCTATTTCATACTTATCGAAACCATCTTGTGGTTTTAATAAAAAGAAATTACCAACCACTGAATTTTCTCTAATTGGGTCTTTTCTATATGCCGTAATAACCTTATTATTTGGTTCACCGTCATTTAATTCCTGATTACTGTTTTCTAATTCTTTAAGAAACTGATTCTCATCGTCACCATAGTAATTAATTACGTCCTGTGATACAACTTCTTCCATTTCTCGTGATTGTTCGTACTCATAAATATCCTGTATTTTATTAAGTATCCTACAACTATCTTTAAAATTTAATTTAACTTGCACTGATTTACATGAAATATTATCATTCCAACAACGCATCCATGTGTGGTGACCATCAAGTATTCTATTTTCATTTGAAATCCATATTAACGGGTCATCCATATTCACATTTGAAACAATATCTGAAATAACAAAGGGTTGACTGGGTTTTAAATCATCTAAATCGTGATTTAGATTTAATTGATATTGAATTCCTTCAACATCTAATTTATTCAACACATAATTTAATGGTGCTCGAATTTGAGGTAAATGATATGGTGCTATCGTACTCATAACTATATTAAATAATATTTTAATGTGGGGATTAATTCATCGTGTTCAATTAAAATTGTCGGTAATCTTAATAATTTTAAATTATCGTTAATAACATAATGATTTTTTATTTTATCACGTTTTCGGTATGATTTTAAACCGTCATCATTACCAAAAAAAGGTATTGATTGATAATGCTGTATACCATCAAATTCAATTAAGAGATTTTCTTCAGGTAAATAAAAATCAAATCTCAATGGAAACTTATCTCTACAATCATCAAATGATTTTTCGTGTTCATATGTAATACCATGTTCATCTAAAAATAAACGAATTATTTTCTCACCCTTATATTCACCACATTTAAAACAACCATACCCACTTAAATGATTGTGTGGGGTTTGATGAAAAACACCATGATTTGGGCAAATGATAGAAATTTTTTTCTCATAACCATCATATTTACATTCAGAGTAGTCATATTTATCCCCATGTATTTTTTTACCCCTTTTAATGAATTCTTCGTTTGTGAACCTATTTAATTTCGATGTTTTTTCGTATTGACATTTTCTACATCCATACCCACCTAAATGGTCATTAGGTCGTTGTTTAAAAACACCATGTTTCACGCAAACTATTTTCACTTTAGTTTTACTGTTAACATAATCAACTAATGAATAATCAAAAATTTTTCCGTGAACAAATTTTGATTTCATAATAAATTCTTCTTTAGTTAATTTTTTCGGCATTTCGAAATTTTATTATAAATACTAGTGTTTTAAATTTCGTAGTTCTTCATAGATTATATTAAGAACGTTATTCGTTGATTCCAATAAATGAAACGTATCCCGACCTTCATCCACGGCATAAATGTTATATTCAACACCATCGGGAATCTGATTCTCGATATCCGTAAATTCCCTGATTTTATTTTCCATACCACCAGCAAAATCATCATACACATCGATTTTAACTAAATCTGGCATGGCTTTCAAATAAGAAAGTATGACATCACCCTTGGTTTCAT